CCGAGGCCCGACGCAATGATCCCGAGCCACGCAAAGAATTGGGTGACGATATTGCCAGGTTGTTGATCCATTTTCATATGCTCACCTCGGCGATTGCCGTTGGTGCCGTGTGTGTGATGGGAAAGGAAATAAAAGAACGCCACCCCGCAGTAAAATCAAGGGAAGTAAATGAGGTGGCGTTAAAGCGTTAATAGGCCGTTGTATACCGGCACTTTGGGATGATTTCACTACACTGACGCAGTGGGCGCGTTTTTATATTCTGCTTCTATCTCTGCTTTAGTCTGTAGAAAACGCTCTTCTTCCAGCTCGACACCGATCGCACGGCGGCCCAGCTTCTTAGCCGCTTTGACAGTTGCACCCGACCCCATGAAGAAATCAGCAACAACATCCCCCGGTCTGCTGCTACTTGAAATGATGTGTTCCATCATGTCCGCTGGCTTCTCGCAGGGATGCTTGCCGGGATAGCTGGCAACAGGTGCAAATGTCCAGACGTCGGTATAAGGCACGTCGCGAGTGACGCTGAAGGTACGCCTCAGGTTTTCATACTGCTGGCGAAGATCATCATATTCGTGGCGTAACGCTGAATAATGCGCCTGTAATCCCTGGTATTTCTCAGTAAGGCCAGAATGGTTACCCACCAGCGGGCTGGTGATACCCAAATCCCTTGATTTGCGTTCAAACAACATTTGCAGCTGTTCATACTGAGCGGAATTAGGAAGCTGCCATTGCGACCGCGAGAACCAGTGGTTACACATCTTGCTTCCAGTAGCCTGGTTAATCTCTTTTGCTGAGATATTCAGAGCTGCACGCGCACTGATGAAGTAATCAATCAGAGGCCCAAAGACTTGACCTTTTAGTGCGGCACACTTTGAGGCATACCCCGCCTGCCCCTTCGCGAAACCTTCAGACCCATAATGTCCGGCAAAGATGATTTTCTCAGTGGCCGGAAAAAATACGCGTAGGGATTCTTTATTCTGTCTCAACCACGGCCCGTTGGGTTTAGCCCAGGTGATAACATTCAACACCTGCATTCGCTGACGTACCAGCAGCTCAGTATCAGCTGCCAGTTTTGAGCCACAGAACATATACAGGCTGCCGTTAGGCTTCAGCACCCGCCAGAATTCAGACAGAAACTCATCCAGCCAGGCCAGATAGTCAGCATTGTTTTCCCACTGACGATCCCAGGCGCAATCCTTTACCCTGAAATACGGGGGATCGGTGGCTATGAGGTCAATGGAATTATCAGGCAGAGTTTTGATGTAAGAGAGTGAGTCAGCGTTCACCAACTCAATACTGGATAAATAACCAGTTTTTTTCATGGATCGTTTGGGCCTTTTTTGATAGGCTCATTCTCGCTTGTCGACTAAGCGGTGGGCCTTGGTTCACCCGTGATCTCTTTAACGGGTGAATGGCTGGTTGATGCTACCAACATCTTCCAGCCGCCCATTTCACAGCATAAGCCTCCGTTAGTGGAGGCGCTTATAGCATCCGAACACGCACTCTGAAAAACCCGCCATCACCAACTGCGTAAGTATCAACTGGCAGCGCTCAAGCGTCAGGTACGTATTCTGTGCAATTTCCCCGGCAGTAGCCGGAATATCATTTAATTCATTTAAAACAGCCTTTGCTGCTTCTGTCATATGTTGCTGGTTTTGCATGTCTTTTTCCTGATTTTTACCATGACACACAAATAACTCTGGTTCACTTATCCAGCAACTCTTTTCAGCACGCAGAAAGTAAAAAGGCCCCGCATATGCGGAGCCTTGAATATGGTGCGCCTGTTTATCGTCTCTGATTATGAATCAATCCATCGAAAGGGCGGCGCATTGAGTTGCTACAAGATTAAGAATAGTAGCAGCCCGAAAATGACAAACAAAAAAGCCCCAGGCGTTAATCCTGGGGCTTTTTTATTGCTGAACGTTAAAGTAGCAGCATATGTCATTATTATGGCTAAATGGCTAACGTGTTGTCAATGTTATTTCGACGAATATGAGAAACTTTATTAACACGTTTGCGACCGTTAAACGCATTTTGCATTGGTTGATAAAGCAAAAACAGGCTCGCATTGAGAATATCGTTGATCTCATTCCGGCATGTCGACATTGATGGCTTGCGCCACCCTTCCCCCTTCCGCCCGCGCACGAACTTGCGTGGTCTTGCAGTCGAGTGATAGTAAGATGCAATAGCTCTCTTGGATGCTCCGTGAGAATAGTAGCTGAGTAAAATACCAAATGCCCGCTGGTCAATGCGCATAACGGAATCTACGACCTGAGAAATCAACATTCCATCATCGTCATTGCACATCGGGCGGCTCTGGATCCCGCTGGGTTCGACGCTTTCCATCCACTGAGCGATCATGCTGCTCATGCGTTTTTCTAACCTGCCGCTATAAACCCAGGCGCCCCAAAGTTCTAGCCAGTTGTTTAACCAGTCATGCTGGTCTTTCGTGAGATTTAACTCGCGTATGCTCATGGCTTTCTCCGCTTGATAATGCGCCGCTGATTAACCGGGTAGCTATTTCGTTTTCGATGCAGTGGCTCAGGTTTCAAAGGGGAAAAAAGGGTTAGTAAGTTCTTAATCCAGGTCATGCGGCCTGCTCCTGTTGCTTTTGCAGCTCTCTGGTTTTCTGACGGTAAACTCTGGCCAGCTCCTGCAAGTCCTCACGCGTCCACTTATCCACCGGATGTGGCCCCATCAGGCGATCGAAAGAGGCCTGCCCTATTTTGATGATCAGCCTGGGCGTGTAGTTTTCGATGTTCCCGGACAGGTGTTGGTTACATGGAACGCACTGCTTGTGGCAGTTGGTTTCGTCATACCGGGTTGCCGGTGAGGCGCCGCGAGTCCGGTAGTGGCCAGCATCGTATTTACCCTCATGGAAGCGACCGCAGCTGATACACGGGTCAGCAGAATCACGGGTGCGGATAAATTCGTTGAAAGCAGCCTGGGTCTGGCGGTGGAAGTAACTGAGGGGTTGAAGTGCTAATTTGCGGATCTTGAGGCTTCGTTTTTCCTGCTGGGTTTCGTTTCGCCGTCGTCGCTCTGCTTCCAGTATGGCTTTCTGACGGTCTTTTTCTCTTTTTGCCAGCGCGAGTATGGTTCCGCACTCAGGACTGCACCATGTGTGATTCTGGTAAGGAGGATTGAACCATTCGCGGCAGTCAGGGTTTTTGCATCGCCTCCTGGCGGCTTTTGCTGTCATCTGGCGATCCTCATTCGGTTCCATTTCGCCTGCAACAGGCCATGCAGGTAATCGAACGTGACGACCTGGCTGGCGGTGGGAATGGGTTTACGTTTGCTGCGGGTTCTTCTGGTGGGCTGGTAGATCAGGTTGTCCATTGCACGCTGGGTGAGTGATTTTTGCCGCTTCATTGCCGCACCCCGCGCAGACATTTATCGAATGCGGCTATGTTGTCGCTTACGCCGAATCCTGACTGAACCTCACTCTTTTTCCATAACACGAAAGGCCGGTGATCCGGGTCATCCTTCTTCACCGCCAGGCCTGTTCTCTGCATGTTGTTTAGTGAGGCCTTGACCGTCTCCTTCGGAAATCCACAGATTTTGGCAATCTGGGTGGATGACATCCATTCCCCACCTGCCATTGCATTGAGTATTGCGTTTTTACATTTGCTCATGCCGCTCTCCCATAACGGGCTGCCCAACGCATCGCGCAGGATGCATCATCGCCAAAGCGAACGTCCTGCTCTGCACCGAACGCGCTGATTAATTCGATCAAGTCCCGCATCTCCCCCACAGTCATCCGGCTGGTCGACTGCCCGAGTACAACAAACCCGCCATCGATTCCTGGCACCACATCCTGCTTTTTCAGCGCAGCGGTAAACACATGCTTCCACTCTTCGCTGGTCAGCTTGCGGCCATGCCAGTTAACCTGCTCTGAGACGTCGTTCAGGCAGGCCCATAGTTTGGCGTTCTGGTCGAGGGTGCGGGTTCGTTCCTGGATGGTTACTACGAGGGGTGTATCGGGGTGGGTGGGTAGTTGCCTGATGAACTCTGTGCAGTTTTGCCGTCGCAAATTGTCGATCAGGAAGTAGGTTTGTTTGTTCAATTTCAATCTCCTGTAGCGTCCCTCAGATGACGCTCGATCTGCTTTAACAGTTCAATGGCCGAATCACAGGCATTTCGCGTTCGTTTGCTGCCCTGGGTGTTTATCAGCAGCAGCTGTTCTTTACAGTTCACTGCATCACGGAGGGCATCACACAATCCACGAAATTGCAGACGGGTGATGGTCACAGTGACGGAACGGGTGACAGGAATAATCTCAAGATTCATTGTTTCTCCAGATTAATTTTGATCGCGAACACCTTCACAGGCTCAACACCGAAATGCTTGTGGGTGATGGTTTTGATTTCGAAGCCATCGTAGGGAATGTCGATGCGGCGAGAAGCATCATCACGTTTTGGGTATCCACGGGTGATGATCAGACGATCGTAATCCCGTCCAAACAGCCTGCGCCCCCAGTACGGATTTACGAGCCGATATTCTTCCTGCTTCTCCCCACGCATCATGGCATCGAAGTACTCGCCGTTAACTGCCAGTTGGAGGTTTGCCATATCAACGCGTGCCTCTGCCTGGTTTCATTCCCAGTTTTGCGCGGATCTCCGCGATTTTATCCAGCCCCTTATCGTTTGTTACCGGGCAGTGCAAGACTGGCAATTGAGCCACTGCCACCGGGGCTCTGATTTTCTCCCCGGAGTCCAGGCGGCGAACCATGCTGCGCAATTCCTTCACACACTTATTCCGAAGTTCAGCAGCAGTGAGATTTCCCGATCGCATCTGCGAGTAGAGCGCAGGAACCATCAGCCAACATTCGTTACTCGGCCAGGGGAATTTCTCCGGGCTGCTATAGAAACCGCGGCGCGCACTGTAATCCATCACCATATCGTAGAGCTGGTCGGCATCTGGTAGGCCGTACTTACTGGCCTCTCCCTGTCGGCACCAGTCCACAAATTGCCCCGGTGATGGCCAGAACGGAGAAGTGCTGGCGCGAGCATACTTCATGCCTGCTGACAGGTGCTGCTTGCTGGTGATGCCGTTCTCAGCGAAAGCAGCGATCCACTGTCGTTTAGCGGCGGCCTCATCCCTGGGATCGCGCAGAGCAGTGCTGACGGATGCAGGAAAAAGTTGCTTTAGGTTAGAAAACAGGGTGTCTACCAGGCGCTCAACGTCTGCATGTACGCCACGGTCGGCCGTTGGTGGCGTATCACCAGCCATCTGCGCCAGCCCGCTGCGATCCCG